GCATTCATGTGGATGCGGCAGATGAAGCGCCACCGGCCGGTGTTGATACGCCGGAGGACCTGGCGCGCATAGCGGCACTCCTGGCTGAACAATGAGCCTGATGACAAACTGCAAACAGAAGGTGTTGACGTGAGCAGTAAAACTTCCATTCTTTTTGTTTGCCTGGGCAATACACAAACAGGCCAATAACCTGCTGAAATAAAAGGCGCTTTTCGGAATTTCTCAAAACTTTCGCAATACTTTCGAAAAACGAAAAGCGCCTTATATCGCAAGATCGGCGGACACGACTGTCCATTCTATGCCGTGACCATCCAGATAATGTTTGGTCATCTTGGCGTCGGTGTGGCCGAGAAGTGCCTGCGGATCGATACCCTGATCGCGGTAAAGGTGGGCGCCCAGTGAGCGGATTTCGTGGAAGGTGGGGCGCTGCTTTGGCGGCAGGTCATCGAACAGGCCGCTCCTGTTCCTGGCGCTGGCAAAGCCTCTGGTAATATTGTCGGGCTGCAGTGGCATGCCGGGCTTTACTTCAGTGTGTGTTGCGCCGGCAGCCTTGCGGCCGTGCAGGTGGTGGATCAGGTGGCGGCTGACGATGCCGGTCTTGCGGCAGCGACTGATGATGTCGGCCAGTGCCGGGGTGATCTGGATCGCCAGGTGTGCGGCTTCATTGACCGCATCGGCGCGGCTGGACTTTTTGGCTTTCGAGGTTTTCTGCTGGGCCACGTACAGCACGCCTTCACGGATATCCTTGAACTGCATGGCGGCGATATCTTCACGGCGCTGCAGTGTGATCAGTGCGATCATCATGGCGTTTTGGATGTGTGCTGGCGCCAGTTTGTAGATCGCATCGAACTGGGCTTTGGTCAGGCGGGTACGCTGAACCTTCGCATCAACCGGCAGCGTTTTGGCGGCAGGGTTTTGATCAGCCAGGCCGTTGGCCACGGCGTAGTCGAAGCACTTGATCAACTGGCTACGCATGCGTGCGGCCATCCTGCGCTTGCCGTCGCACAGCCATTTGTCAAGGAATTCGGCGCAGTGGTAAACGGTCACGTCGATTACGGGTATGTCGCCCAGCGTGTCCTTCATCAGTGAGATGTCGTATTTCAGCCCCCGGACACTCTTCTCGGCCAGGTTCTTCTCTTCGAGCCGGATCCGTTCGTACTTCTCCAGCCACGCTGAGAACAGCGCAGTCTTGCCCAGTACTCGGTCGACCATCGGTACCTCTATCATCAGCATGCTGTTAAGCTGCTGCGCGGCCAGTATCGCCTGAGTCCTGTCAGCGCCCATGCCGTGTGACTTGCCGGTTTTCGGATGTTTGTACCGGTAGTAGACGGCGCGACCTTTGCGATCGGCGTAGAGGTTGGGGGGCAGGTCGCGGTTGCCCCGTTTGCGTGGCCTGTTCATGCTGACCTCAGTACACGTTCCACCATGCGATCGGCTTCTGTCAGGGTCTCGTAGACCCACCATTTCCCGCCAAACTTCACACCATCAACATGGCCGTTCTTGATCCAGTTGATGATGGTCTTCTGGGTCGGACGCGATTCGGGTGTGAACTCCCGCTCCAGGTACTGCTCAATGCTCATCTTGCGTTTGCGCATTGTTCAATCCTCATCCTCCATGGCCGCCCTGATCATCATCCAGGCGACGGCCAGTGTTGTTGTTGCTAGAAATATCAGCAGCTGGGTCATTCCGGTTGGGCCTGTGCGGCGGCGATCATGGTTCGGTACACGCGATCTGCAATCTGATGGTGACGTGATTGGCGCGAAGAGCTACACCAGTTTGCAATCTCTGATTCAGCAGCGTGTTTTTGCTGCTGTGTAGGCTCAACCGGCACCATCACATAACCTTCGGGAATGTGGCGGGTATTCCATGCCTCCAAATCTTGCGGGCTATCCAATATGACCGAAGGCATTTTCCCGCCTCTGCAATCGGGTGTTACACATCTGGCTGTCGGGTTCAATTCGTGCCGCGTTTTCTCAAGCTCGTTTCCGCAAAACGGGCAGGGCTTCAATTCTTTGCTCATCGGTTTCTCCGATTCATTTGCCGTGACACCGCCCGCCAGTCCCAGTATGTAGGGCGGACGGGCTCCAGGCTGGCGCGCATTGATCCGTACATCACCGCATCAGCCTGAGCGGTGATTGGCGCCGTCATGGTCCCGGCGACGGCCAGGGCGAGTTTGGATTTCTTCATTGGTCACATTCCCATCCCAAATGCTGCGCCAATCGATCAGCCACTTCTGATTGCAAGTCATCGTCATCTGTAACCAGCGCCTGATGCGCCTCTTCGATCAACTGATCTTTTTCAAAGCTGCGCTCGATCTCATCAAAGATGGATGCCGAAATAGTCCGGCCGCCCAACACCTCGCTGCCCAGTTTGATATCGGGCCAGTCCTGATCGGCCTCGTATTCCATCACCAGGGTGACGTATTTCTTGTCGCTCATGCTGAATGGCCCTCCTTCGTTATGGCTTCAGCGATTTCGGCTTTACTCATCAGAACCGTCCCGTTCGCTGACGCAACGCCGCGGTCGGAAACAAAGCTGTCACAACAGCCGCAAGGGCACACATACACGCCGCATAATCCCCAATTGAGCTGCCCGGATACCGGCTTGCTTGTATCAATCTCGGCATAAAATCCATCAGGCCAGCTTTCAAGCGGGTTGATAGTGGAAGTGCCTAGTGGATTATCAAATCCGCCCGGCTTTCGCCAATAGCATTCGTGCGGCGCCACACCGAAAACGGGGTAATACTCGCACTCTGATTGCTGTTCAATTTCCATTAGCAACCTCCCCAATCGTCGTAAACTGGAAACCCTCCGGCAGCTTCTGAACCGGCAGGGCCCCAGTATCAGATAGGACTGATGCCATCTGCACCAGGATCATCAGCTGCTCATGCGGTAGGGTGACGGCGTATGCCTGGCCACCGGTTTCAATAAACAGGGCGATTTTGTCGATATCTGCTTGGCGTTGCGTCATTCTGTTTCCACCTCAATCTTGTGTTCACAATCCCTCACAGCCATGCTGACCGGGATGCCTTTGTAATTCGAAATACCTGCCTTCCGATCCCATGCCACCCAAGCCATGTAACGCTGACAGGTCTTGCGTTCGGGACAGGTTTCACTTCGCAGCGGGTCGAAGTCGTGCCGGCCTGAGCACCGGGATACGTCAAGGGGTAGGGTCACTGCCTTTCTCCTTGCTGTATAGCTGTGATCTGGTTCACTGAAGGAGGGAACGGCATTGAGAACTCGATCATGCCGCTGCCTCCGTCACATCAAACAGCCCGATCGGCTGCCACTCATGCAGATCAACACCGCTTTCGAATCGCTTGCCCCACTCGCGAACAGACAAACGGCGACCATTGATCTGCTTAACGAACAGCCTCGCACCCTCAGCCCAGCTATCTCGTTTCCACATGCCTCGCAGCGCACGACCAGCAGCGTCTGTCGGCTTGCCAGCATCAAGCCACGCCTGGTGCTTAGCATTGCTGGCTTCACGAAATCCGTCCTCGATCTCGACCGCCTTTGCCCACTCTTCCTGATGATTCAGATACATATCCTTGAGCTCCTCTTCACTCATGAACGGGCAGAAGAAGCAGCTCGACTTGTGAACACCGCACCACCCCATATCAACCAACAAGCGGTCCAGCTTCTGTCGGGTCAGGCCAAGTTCAACCAACGGGTACCGGTACTCGGCGCAGCCATCCTTTGGAGCTGAAAAGCGCTTAACTCGACGCCCTTCGTCAGCCTCAATACCGATCTGCCAGACGGGCTGCATAATTCCTTCCGCTTTGGCCCAAGCCGCCAGCACGTCACCCTTGAACTTCATCGAGCAAATATGAGAACCGCCCGGCAGGACTGGAACAGTACCCAGTCGCTTGCACCACTCAAAGATGGTTTCGCCAGCTTTGCGAGTAACGCAGAGCCGGTCGCCCAGCAGCTCGGCCACACGGTCAATTATCTTGTAGGTCACGGCGAACTCAGCACCTGTGTCAGCAAACACAGCTTTGTCGAATGGAGGGAATGCGCTATCCAGCTCACTGCGCTCAATGCCCAGGTACTCAGAAACCTGATCACGGTTCGCATCGATCACGACCAGCGCAGTACTATCAACGCCGCCGCCATAGCTCAGGATGACTTGCCTCATGCCGCCGACCTCCCCTGCGCCGGCTCTGCATCCACCGGCGAAATCTTCACCCGCACCTGCGGATCCTCGGCATCGTGGTTTGCAAGACTCACCGCTTTTACCGAAACGCTGCGCTGGATTGCAAATAGTTCGAGCGGCAAGTCTCTATCGTGCTGATTCAGCGCCATGAATTGCTGGAGGATTTCCTTCAGCTGATCGCGCTCTTGTTCAAGCTCTTCAATGAAAAACTGGTTCTTAGCCTCCAGCTCTGCTTGTGCAGTCGTGTATACCCGCAACCGTTCCACCTCGGCCTGCAGCCACTCAGCCTTTTCATTAAGCGCAACAAGATCGCGAGCCGACATAAGGCTGGCGGCACGCATGCTGTCATGGTTGTTGATGGCGTAGGCTATGACCGCCGCCTGTTTTTCGGTTAAGCAGTCAGCAAAATACTCCGCCTGATCGACTATGTTTTCGCCCTCGCTATATACAGGGAGGCTGAACACCTCACACATTCTCGGTACTTCGAAACAGCCTGGACTGGCCTTCGGCAGCAGCGTATCAACCAGCGCTGCCGCAAACTCATACACGTACGGGTTCAGGTCTTCGGATCCGTCCGGCTGGGTTTTCAGCTTGAAGCCATTGGCCAGGGCCAGGGCTTTGATCTGTTCACGATGCATGGTTTTGCTCCTTGCTGTCTTCATACTCGGGTCTTGCGGGTGGATAAGCATCAGCCTTCATCGCCTGATCTATCGCTGCACGTAAGTCTTCGCGGTAGTTTTCACCTACGACCCGCTCCCACGGCTTAGCCATAAAGTGGCCTATGATCTCGATTGCTACATCCTCACCAGCATCACCCAGGTAGCGCACATCCCAGCAGTTGGCCTCAATGGCATCGATTCGCTTTTTGTCTTTGCGCAACCGCTCCACCTCGGCCTGCAGCCGCTTCCGCTCATCATCGATCTGTCGGTACATGTCGGCGTTGTACCGGTTGCTGAACAGCAGTCGCTCGTTTTCTTCCTGCAGCTTCTCAGTGCAATACTTGGCAAACAGCTTGGTGCTCACCGTGGTGACGTACTTGCCGTTGCTGCCTTCCGGGAACTCGATGAACTCATCGAAAAGCTGATCAATGTCCACTGTCTTCACTCCTCTCAAATTCGGTACACCGCACGATTACCAGGCTTTCACCTTCTTCCTGCTTGACCACCAGATGCGGCATGTCTTTAAACGGCAGGGCGCTGCAGTCTTCGTCTTGATGGGCGCAGCTGGCGCACATGCCGCCTTTGGGGATCCACTTCACTGCAGCCTCCGGGTTGCCAGTCGGCACAGGGCCTCGATGTCGGTCTGCAGTTCGTAGCGGTTGGGGTGCAGGGCAAAGCGTTCGCTGCCCAGGCTGGCGCTGATGCCGGTCTGGTCGACTTGCACTGTCATGCCAGCCGGCAGTCGGCCACTGACGAATGCGAGGCATTCGGCTATGACGGAGTGGTCTTTCTGTTCGACGGTTTCCGTCTGCAGGTATGCGGCGGCTTTACGCTGTATTCCTAACATGATGTTTCTCCTTGGATGCGGGGCTGGCGCGTCACTGCACTGACGGCCTGCCATAGCACTGACATGCGGCCGTATGGTGACCCGGCTGTGCTCTTGCCGGCTTTGTAGACTCGGTCCTGCTTGCTCAGGATGGTGAGCGTGGTGGCGACGGTTTCGAAGCGGATGCCGGTTTCGGTTGAGATCTGGCGCGTGGTCTTGGGTTGAAACTGGATGGCATCGAGGATCATCTGGCGGCAGGTTTTGTCGGGGTCGGCCAGTGTGTGTTCAGTGGTGGCGACTTCGACCAGTGACAGGGCCCAGATGCTGGGTCGCAGTTCTGCCGGTGCGCTGAAGTAGCCGTTCTGGTTGAGCATCGATAGCTGGCGCCGGCTGATGCAGGCCAGGTTGTCGATGTCGAAGTTGCGCCGATCGGTGTCCTTGAATATGACGACGTGGCCCTTTGGCAGCGGCTTGTTGTTGGCGACCTCCCACAGGTGGCGTTGCTTGGCGACCCAGTAGGACTCTCGGCCCGTCCATGGGTTTGGCCCCGGCACCTTGATCTCGATGTAGCCGGTGTTGGCTTCGCGCTCGGCGTACATCGGCATGGTGTTGTCGGGCCGCTGGCCTTTTGAAAAGCTGCCCCTATTCGGCTTGCAGACGCCTTTGGTGCCGGCATTCCATGGGGTGCGTGTGCCGAACTGTCCGGTGCGGCCACAGATGATGCCGTTGCGCTTGAGCCAGGCAATGATCTGGTTGACCGTGAGGCTAGTGCCCCATTGCTGGTTGAACGCATCGGTGACCTGGTGCCGATCGAGCGTTTTGTAATGCTCGATCAGCCAGGCTGCCTGTTCATCGGTCATCAGTCTGTTTTTTCCCAGCCGGATGGCACCACGTTTGCGACCGCAGGTGATACGGTAGTTCTTGAGGGCCGACCGGATGGTGCCAACGGCTTTGTCAGTCCCGAACCGGGCATTGAAGGCGTCCGTCAGTGAGTAGAGATCCAGACGCGGATACTCCTCTCGCAGAAACTGGAGCATCGCGTCGGTGTATCGGAACCGCTGCATATCAGGACCCTTTCGGGCCGGTGAGCGCTGCAGGCATATCGCCGGTGCGCCAGCCGGTGTGCTCGACTTTGAACTTGGCGGCATCCAACTGGGTGCGCGCGTTGTTGACGATGTCTTTGGAGATGCCGGACAGGGCGGTTGCCCGTTTGATTTCGGCTTCGAGTTCATCGCTGTTGAGCTCGCTGTTGCCCAGGCGGTCCAGTTGGGCGAACAGGTGGGCGTTGAGGTCGTTCAGGGTGTTGCTCATTGCGGATCTCCTTTGAATGGGGCCGCGCCGTTGTCTTCTGCATCGAGCGCTGCCAGTATCTCTATTTCTGCAAATTCGCGTTCGTGCAGCTCGATCACGAATGCCAGGCAGCACATGGCGTGCGCAAGGTGTGGCAGGCCGGTTTCGGGGTCGCTGTGTTCGCCGATCCTTTGGGCGTTGATGTGGCGCAGTGCTGCGGCGATGTAGCGGTTTTCAGCATCGGGTACATGCTGCCAGTTGCCGGGGGCGTACTTGTTGGCGCCGAAGGTGAGCACTCTGGCCAGCATTTCCTCTGCCCTGGGCGGGATCAGGTCGAAGCGGGGTTTGTCCTGGTCGTGCTTGATGCCGACCTTTTCGTTGGCGTCACCGGAATGGTTGCCGACCATTTTGCGGGCGTCAGCAATATGGTCTGAACTGCCCGGCACTTCCGGAGGGTTGGGCTTGAGGCCGGGATGTATCACGCGATCTACGCTGCCCGGGTTGGGTGCCATGCAGCCGATCCATTGTTTCGAGCCGCTTTTCCAACACTCCCAGCCGTACTGGCCTAGTCGGAAATAGTAGCTCCCTGTAACGTGGGTGGCGGTATCCAGTGGCGGCAGCGCTACCAGAGTGTTGATAATGGCTTGCTCTGGCCGCGGGGCGTGCAACCAGTCACGGCCGTCTTTTGCTCGCCAGAACCACCATTTGCCATCATGCGCGATTTTGTACCAGCCCGGAACATGACCGATTGCGCCCGGGCTCCAGTAGTGCGCGGCCGCCGGTCGCTGATCGGCTGGCTCGATTCGGGTGTCGACGTGCCGCTGTTCGTCGCCAGTGTCTTCCAGGTAGTGGTCACCTGTCGGGCCGTTTTGGCCGATGATGTCCATGCGGCTTACTTGATTGCCCATCGGTTGATCTCCTTTGCATCCAGTCGGTTGCCTTTCATGTCCCGCCAGTCCGGATCGCAGTCGCGGTTGAGGACGTGGTTGGGGCGGGTGCCTTCGATGGTGCGGCCATCGGTCATGATCAAAATGAGCGGTACGCCGGGTGTCGGCAGGGTGCTGGCGGGGTGGAATTCACGCTGTTCCATTCAGGAGGCCTCTTTTTCGTTGGTGGCGGGTTCGCACAGGTTGTCGATGGCGTCATGCAGCTGGGCGTATTTCTCGACCCACTGCTGCGCCAGGGCTTTGATCGGTGCCGGTATCGGCTCGGTGCGCATGATGTCGCCGCTGGCGCGACTCAGTACCCGACGCTGGCCGGTGGGCAGGTGCTCGATGAAGATCAGGTCCTGCGTGTTGCGGTCGTGGCCGGTGATGCCCCAGGTTTCGTCCTTGTAGGCATAGCGGCATTCGTTGGCATCGAGCGTGCCTTCGGCGATTTTCTCCATGTCGTCCAGGGAGTCCTTGAGATCGCGGTTCATCTGCCGGGTGGCGTGCAGCTCTTGCGCCAGCTGGGCCTTTTCCTTCTTGACCTGCTCGGCGTTTTTGACGGCGGTTTCATTACGGGCGGTCAGTTCCTTGTTCTTGTCCTGTAGACGCTTGACCTGCTTCTTGAGCTTATCGGGGTTCATCTCCCGGTAGATGCGCAGCTGGGTGTTCAGCTCCCGTACCTGCTGCTGCAGGCGGCCAATGGTGTCATTGGCGCGCTCGACGTTATCGTTACTCTTGGCCAGCATCTTCTCGCACTGGTCTTTGTAGTGATCAGCCAGTTGTTCGAACTTGGCGCAGTTGTCAGCGACGACATTCAGGGTGTCGGTGACGCTGGCATGTTCGGCGCGGGCTTTGGCCAGTTCGGCCTCGGCGTATCTGGCACGTTCGATGGCGGCGGGGTAGCCGTTCCAGCGATCGATCATGCGTTCCAGAGGATCCTGCTCGGCTTCGCGCTTGGCTGCGCTGAGTTCTTCAGTGTGTGCGATGCGCTGCTGGCGCAGCTGTTCACGCAGCTGGTCGATTTCGTACTGCTCCAGGCGTGCGGCCAGATCGGCGTCGCTGGGTTCGTGGTGTTGGGCTTGGGCGGTCATGCGGCCTCCTGTTCTACCAGTTCGACTTTTTCAAACTCACAAACCCAGCGCATAGATGCTTTCGTTTCTGCCTCGCTGCGTTCGTCCGGGATGACCAGGTAACAGCCGGGGCTGTGTTCATCCACCTCATCAATCACGCCGGTTCGTCCGCGCTGGGTGCACTTGATGTGGCTGCCGATCGGGTAGGGCGGCTGGATGTTGTTGTGTTTCATCCAGCGATGCTCGGCTTCTTTGAGCTGCTGTCGGGCGAAGTAATCCAGCTCATCCAGCGTTTCCATATCTTCCCGGTCGGTATCCCAGTCGCACCACTTTTCGAGGCGCTTGCACAGTTCGAAGCCGTCCATTCCTAAGTGGTACTCGCTGGCGATATCGTCTGCGCTGTCGCTGCCGAGTCTTTCAACAAAGTCAGGGTTCTTGTCCAGGAATGCCCTCACTGCAGATTTGAGCAGGTCGCCTGTGAGTGTGGGGCGGGGCGGGTATTGGGTCATGGGGTTCATGATTACTCCGGTGCATCAATGGTGATGGTCACGCCGTTTCGGTCATTCTCAACCTCAAACGACCCTGTTGTTTCGGCGACAATCGACAACATGTTGCACAGGACCTTGATGGTCATCTCGACCCCGTGCTCTTCTAAGAAGCTGACGATTGTTTCCTGAAGTTCTGTAGGCTTCATGCGGCCTCCTGTTCTTTCATCTCCGGTACCGGCGCTTCATAGCCGAACATCTCGCAGAGCTTTTCCACGATCTTGTTGAGCACGAAGACGCGGGTGTTGGCTTCGGTCAGCCATTCCTCTTCGGCGCTGTCGAACTCAACCTCTGACGGCTCACTGACAAACACGCCCTTGATGTGGAACTTGTCGGTCAGGGTGAAGCGCAGACCCTTGTAGTCGAGCTGGATCTGGTGGACCTTTGCGCCACACGCGATCTTCTCTAACAGCTGGTATTCGTCATCACCGTGCGGGAACTCGGTGTCTTTGAAAGTGACGCTGGTGCCATCTTCTTCGTCTTTCAGGCGCAGATTGCTACCCAGCTTAAAGGCTCCGAACGGATCACTACCGCCATCGAGGTGCGCGGTCAGGCGGGTAGTAAGGCCCTGTTTCTGGTCGCTGATATGAACGGTTGAGGTTGTCACCTTGCCGTCTGCCATACAGACCAGCTTCAGCACGGCGCTGCTGTAACGCTCGGTGGTGTTATCGACAAACAGGTTCTTTTCCTGGCTGTCGTAGAAGCCGTAGATGGTGCGCTCTTTGGTGAGGGCACGGGGCAGCAGGTCCATGATCACTTCGTCCTTGATCTGAAGGCGCTCTTTGCGACCAACGGCGCGATCCTGCTGCTCCTCGATGTCGCGCACCTTGCGGTCCACTTCGCTCTTGATGGCGGCCGCCGGAAGGATCTTTTCCTGCACCAGTACGCACAGGCTGTACCCGCGCAGGAGTGGCGTGACGTAACGGTTGGTGACCGGGTTGCGCTGGAAGCTGAAGCGGATCATCTCGTTGCTGTCGAGCGGATCGTTGCGGGTCAGCGCTTCGTTGCCTTCGATGGCGGTTTCCAGATCAGCCAGGGCAGTCAGGCTGGCGCGGTATACGGATACGTTTTTCAGTTGCTTGAACATGATCAGATAGCCTCTTTCTGTTTTGCGTTCTGGTAGCCAAGGCGCTTCAGGTCGTCCAGATGCTGGATGATCCGGCAGGCGTGCTCGGCTTGGCTGGCTGCGTCATCGATGGCGCAGTGGTGGATGCCGGTGCGCTGGATCTCGATGTTGGGGAATAGCTTTTTCAGGGTGCGGTAGCAGCGGTTGTGGTACCGGCCCCAGGGCAGGTCGAAACCGGCTGTGCGGTAGGCGTTGGCCAGTATGACGTTGTCGAAGTCGGCGCCGTTGCCCCAGATTTCGAGGTGCGGGCCGTAGGGGTCACCATCTGGCGGGCAGGCGGCGATATTGAGGTTGTGCAGCCAGCCTTCGAGCGCTTGCAGGGCGTCTTCCAGCGGTTCTGACCAGCCGGTGATCTGCTGGCGAGCTTCTTCGCTCTGCTTGAGCCAGAAGTTGATGGTGCTGCCGCTGACGGTCAGGCCTGAATCAAGGCTGCTTTGCAGGTCTACGGTGACGTAGAAGCCGCCTTCGCGGTCTACTTGGCCCATGTGCGGGTTAAAGGCCACGGCGCCGATGGCGACAATGGCAGCCGTGTGGCGGGTGTCCATGGTTTCGAGGTCGAGCATGATGTGGTTGAGCATTGCGTTTTCCTTACGATCTGCTGCGGTGCCAGAATTCGGCGCCGTCGATTGGGTTGCCGCCCCAGGCGATCCAGCGGTTGCCATGTTCATCAATGGCGTTGATGCCGGGTTGCCAGGTGTGCGGGTCGCGCAGGCGGTCCATCCAGCCGGTGGGGATGCCTGCATTGAAGATCACCACGCCGCCGTTCAGGCGTTCGCGCTGGCGGTAGCGGGTTGCGGCTTGAGTGAGGAGGTTGTCGGTCAGGGCGGCCATTACCACTCCTCCAGCATTTGGCGGAACACCGGGGCGACCGGTTCGCCCTGGTACAGCGCCATCAGGCAGTAAATGCCGGTGGCGATGGCCCAGCCGATGATGAACAAGGCGCAGATGGCTGCGCAGAATGCGATGATCAGAATTGCTTCCATGACTGTTCTCCCATTTTTTCCGGCAGCACACTCTGGGAATGCGCTGCATGAATGAAGGTGTTGCGTCTTGCGGGTGCTGCAGTTACACGCCACTGTCAGCTGGGCGATGGTTTATCAACCGTCTCGCTGTACCTGGGACTGCTGCCGTTCTGAGGCATCCGGGAAGGGAACGATGGGAAGCACGGCGGTGCCGTGGGTGGGTCAGAGCCACCATGGGCCAGAAGTTTATTGCTCGCGCTGTGCCGGCTGGCGCCGGGATCTGGCCGCGAGGATCTTGTTTTTTAAAGAGCGTTCAGCGTCATGCCGCAGCCAGTGGCCGCCGGTGATCAGCTGAGGGTGTTGCTTGGCTGCATGTCAGCGAGGGTGTAGATGTCGCTGGCGTTGCCGTTGGTCCACATATCGAGGTCGGTCATCATGTCGCGGTTGGTGCGCATGCCTGACCGGCGACCACCACGGCGGGCGGTGCGGGTTTGGCTGCTGCGGACGCGGCCGGTGCGGGCCTCAATATCCAGATCGGTATCCAGTGCGCTGCCGGTGCCAAGGATCAGCGCCAGCAGTAGGGTGTTAATGCGATGGAGTGCGCCCAGCTCGACCAGTTTGTTGATGGCGACGATGGCGTTGTTGCAGCCCAGCTTGTAGTAGAGGGTCTGCCAATACTGGTCGATGTTGCGGCGGCTGCAGTGCAGCTCTTGAGCGGCTTCGGATGCCTTCAGGCCGTTAACTCGGCACACTGCTGCGCGTGATTCACCAGCGGTGAACTTGGCGCCAGACGGCAGGGGCATTGGGCGAGCCTCCCATCCGTTCAGTGCGTAGCCGTGTTCTGTGCGTGTGATCATAATAGTGAAACCAAAAGTTACTGTTTGGATGGAAGTATAACCATTGGTTTCACTTTGTCAAAAACTTTTGGTTAGTAATTGAGGAGGTTTGTTGATCAGGTGCTGGCGCTGGGTATTATCAAAGTTCGAACCATGCGCAGTAGGAAGTCGCGCAGTAGAACAACAAGGAACGGAGTGCCTCTCATGTCGTCAATTCCCTTCGATGATCATGGTCAGCCGGTAACAACTCGACTGCGCCGTGCTGCAAACCAAACCCGAAACATCAATGAACTGATCGGCATATGCCGCGGCATTGCATTTGATAACCAGGTTACGCAAGGCGAGGCCGTTAGCCTCGCGCAGTGGCTTTATGCACAACCAGATCTACTGGACGTGTGGCCAGCCAATATCCTTTATGAGCGTTTATGCGACGTGTTGTCCGACGGGGTGGTTGACCAGAAGGAGGCTCGTGATCTGCTGGACTTGCTGAAAAGGGTCATTGGCGGAGACCCAGCCATTAAGACCAATGTGGACTTTGAGACTGGCGAGTTTGAGTCCGCATCAGCGGCAACTGATCTACCTGTGACTGATCCTGGCATCATCCACTTCGACGCCAAGAATTTCGTTCTGACAGGAAAGTTTGCTTCCGGCACACGCACCGACTGTGAAGCGGAGATCATGAGGCGGGGAGGGTGCTGCCTTAAAAACCCAACCAAAAAAACGCATTACCTCGTCATTGGTGAGGTCGGCAGCCGCGATTGGATACACAGCACATGGGGCAGGAAGATCGAGAAGGCAGTGGAGCTGCGCAACAGCGGTATTGAGATCGAGATAGTGTCTGAACGTCACTGGGTTTCTTTTCTTAAATAGGGGTGTGTGATGAGCCAGCAAAAATCTGACTTCAGCCGAGGCCTTGGGCTGGCTTCGCTGATTCTAGGTGTGTTTGCCTTACTGTTGAGCTGGATTCCGATCATAGGGCTTTTCAGCCTACCAGTGGCTTTGATCGGCTTTTTGCTCGGTGCTGGCGGGTTGCTTGCCGGTATTAAATCCCGCTCATTTGGCGTGCCTGGCGCTGGGGTAGTAGTGTGCGCCCTTTCGTTCGCCTTTCAGATGTACATGGTGAGCAGCATAAATGAGCAATTTGAGGAGGTTGGCAATTCTTTCACTACCTACGAGGACATGAAGCAAAAAGCAGAGCAGGAGCTTCAGGCCAAGTCAGACGAGGCCTTGCGGTATGCCAAGCTGTATGTCGAAGTCTATGAAGTCGAGACGCGCTGGGGAGAGAATTATCTTGGCGAGCCGGCGGCGGTTGTTGGGTTCAAGCTGAGAAATTTTGGAAACAAGGACCTGAGTGACGTTGATGTAACGGCATACTTTGAAGACGCCAACGGCAATGTCGTTTCTGAGCATACCTTTTACCCAGTACTGTCGGCCCGATCAGGCAATGACGGCAAACCTCTGCGCGCTGGTTACATCAAGGAAAGCCGATATGCTGCCAAAGATGTCCCTTCTGAATGGGCTGGCGCTGTACGTCTGGAGATCACTGAGGCCAAGCTCCTTGAGTGAGGTCATGAGCCCCAGCCATTTTGAGTGACAGGGTGGAACTCTTCTTTTTGTGGCTGTATATTCATACAGCACATGGAGAAGGGTACCGCCGCGATGAAAGGAAAAGTGCTGAGTTTCAAAAGACCTGCAACGGAAGTGGAAGTGAATGCTGAGCTTGCGCGATACGCCAAGCGCGCACTTCTGCACGAGCGCGCAGTGAGCCAGGGACTGCTCAAGAAGCATGATCGGGTTATTGCTGAAGCAAACCTGAGGCGCGAATTGCTGACTATCGGCGAGCGTTTTGACCTATAACCATTGCAAGCGCAGTTACCGCATCTGGCGGCATTTCTTCGTCCTTGACCGTACGCTGCAGGTACATCGCCGTGATGATTGAAGCCTTCTCTTTTGGTGAGAAGGTGTCACCTTCCTTCTCAAGAACTGCCTGGATATCCTCAATACACTCCTCAAGCACATTCACATCCAGTGGCGGCTTTTCTGCCATGCGTTTGATCCGTCCTAGATCGTACATCCCTTCATCATCCTTGCTCTTGTGACCTGATTCTTGCTGACCTGATCGCCTGCCTGTCATCAGGTATTCGAAATCCTCATCAAGCATCTCAGCCAGGTGGCGTATGCGTGACGTTTGAGGCATCGCCTGAGCTTCCAGCCATTTCCTGAAAGTGGGTATCGAGAGCTTTTCGCCAGTATGTCGGAGCCACTTGCGTTGCAGCCAGGCTGTTCGTCCACGTACCGGCACATCGAGATCATCCAGGATCTGACATAGCCGGCCGGAAAAGGCCCTGCGTTCTGTATCTGCAACATTAACCATGTACTGCTCTCAATTTGGTGTAACCAATTAAGTCAATTCTGGACTGAATCACAGAAACTTTCAGTTATTGACTAACTGTTACTTTTGGTTATAGTTGTACCCATCTGAACGGAAGGGTAGGCACATGACCACACAGCAGAATAGTGAATCTCGAAACTTTGCACTGGAGGCGATTGAGCACGCTGGCGGCTTCGCTACCGTGGCTCGCAAGTTCGAAATCAGCTATGCAGCCGTGCGCAAGTGGGCTGAAACGCAGCGCATACCCTCTGAACGCATCTTGCGGGTTTGTCAGTTGTGCAATAACGCTGTGACCCCGCATCAGCTTAACCCTCTCGTTTACCCAGAAGACTTCAGGGCCTGACAGGTACCAGCTTAACAACTGGTGCCTGTTTTTTTACTGGTTGCTCTACATGTATACGCATACAGGTGATTAATGACTCACGACCAACGCATCTTTGACCTGCTCGAAACGATCAACAAGGCACCGGGCCTGACAGCTGGCCAGTTGCTGGCGCGGTGCACCTCTGTGACGGCCAAAACCTTTCCGTCAGCGATCAAGGATATGCACGCTCGCGGTTTGATCTTCACCACCGGCCTGAAAGAGAAGACCAAATATCACCTGACCGATTCAGGCCGCACATCGCTTGAGTGTGGTGAGCTTCCGGCAATTAAGGCAGCCCAGCAGGACGCTGAACAGGAGACCCCTGCCGAGCCGGAAGCCGCCACCGAAGCTTTTGAGTCCACAGTGGAAGAGTTCGCAGATGTTCCGGTATTCGGTGCGGCTGTTGAAATCACAGCTGGCGCTGATGAGGTGATGCTGGATGAGCAGGTATATGACCCACCCCTGAAAGTCTACGACACCGACAAGACCACTCTTGATGAGGCGCTGGCGCAGCTGAAAGAGCTGACCGCTGAGCTGGACCGTCCGACCAATCTGCTTGATCTGATCATGTTTAACCGCCGTGGCGCTGCCTTGGTGCGCAACGCTGCCCCGGTCGCGGCTGCGCTGATGGAATCCAGTGCCAACGCACTTGAACGAGCCTATTGCCAGCAGTGAGGGGCACCCAGCGGCGGGGGATGGCGCCGACCGGTATCAGCTGTGAGTGTCCGGGCATGAAATAACCGCAGCAGCAGAGCGATGGCAAGACTCCTTGGCCTCACGGCTTAGCCAGGCGCTTTCCTGAAAGTACAGGGTGATACAGCTGCAGTGGGGCAGCGCCTTGGATGAGTAGGGTCGCGGACAGCCGGGAAAGACCGGTGCTTCTCTACTCCTCGGGCATGTTGTGCCGCTGGCAGATCGGCGCTCAAGACAATCTGCAAGCCATGAAGGTTCACGGACATAGCCGGTTCCCCGCGCCGGTGGCGACAGAGCGGGGCAACTGGATGTTCATTGGGTATGGCAACGAGCCGGTAAGTCTGTGACCACAGCGCCAGCTCAGTGAGCATCCAGTTGTGGCAACGCAACGGGCCTTAGGGCCACTGGCAGCCGGTAGCCGATAAGCCGGACAGCAGTGCGGAAAGTTACGGGGTCGAGGGCCGCACCCTGAGGACGCCCCAGCTTACAGGCAAAAGAAAACCCGATGCTCAATGGCCTGGCAGCCGCACCGGGTTAACTCAAAACAACGAGGTCATTATGAATCAGATAATGAAAATCGACAACCTGAAGATCCGTACAGATGAGGAAGGGCGCTTTTGTCTGAATGATCTGCATAAGGCTGCGGGTGGATCCAAAGCACACCAGCCGTCCAACTTTACTCGGCGAGCTGAAACCACTGATCTGATTGACGAGATCATTAACTCCTCAGATTCGAGGAGTTTTGATTCGCCGATGACCACTGTCGGTGGGCGCAATGGTGGTACCTACGTCTGCAAAGAGCTGGTGTATGCCTATGCCATGTGGATCAGTGCAGCGTTTCACCTGAAGGTGATTCGTGCTTATGACGCGCTGATCGGCAACCAGGTGGAGCTGGCGCAGCAGCAGGTGCAGCGAGAGCGTGCCCGTCTGGAGTCTCGCTACCTGAATGACGCGGTAAAGTTCAATCGCCTGGATAACGGTCAGCCGGTCAAGCACTACCACTTTTCGAATGAATACGACCTGATCAACCGCATTGCGCTGGGTTGTACCGCAAAGCAGTTCCGTGCCCGTCATGGCCTGGCCGCCAATGAGGCGATCAGGGACCACCTGACGCCGCTTGAGATGCAGTGCATTACCCACCTGCAGAACATCGACACGGGCCTGATTGAAGCCGGGATGACCTTTGATCAGCGCAAGAAGCGGCTTTCCCGAATTTATATGCAGCGATACGCAGCCCGACTGTGCGCTGAAGTTGAGCGGCTGGAGGCGTAATACAGTGAGCATGACGCTGATGGTAGAGGCCATGAAGGCCAAGGTCGGTAACCCAGGGCGCAAGCTGGTGCTGGTTAAGCTGGCCGACAATGCAAACGACAAGGGCGAGTGCTGGCCGTCATACCAGCATGTGGCTGATCAGTGTGAGATGGGGCGCAGTACGGTGAAGTCGCACATCAAGGCGCTGGAAGAGGCTGGCTTTTTGACGGTTGTGGAGCGTAACGGCGGTGTCAGCAGCAACAAGTATCGCCTGCACATCACCAAGGGCAAGACTGAAGAAAAACCGAAACAGACCCGGTCAAATCCTGACCCGGTCAAGAATAAACCCGGTCAGTATTCAGCCGCCCCCCGGTCAGAATCTGATACACCCCCCCGGTCAAATCCTGACCCCAGAACCAGTCACTCTTTTGAACCAGTCATTGAACCTGTTGATGACGCTGGCGCGTCCAGCAGCACGCAGGCGGTCGATTGCGCTGATCAGCATGTCGACGACACCGATGTCGTCGAGACCGGTGAAGATCCGTTCCTGTCCAACCTGTTCAGCCCTGAACCCAGTGAGACGCTGCCGGCTACCACGGCCACTGCCGCACCGGCAGGAGCTGGCCACCGCTTCGCAATGCACTTCGAGTGGGTGCCGACCGAGTGGTTTACCGAGCGTTGCCGCACCGCAGGTGTGAGCCTGCAGCGTCTCGAGCCTGCCCAGCAAGAAGAAATCCTGGGTGAATTCCGGAGCTACTGGGAGGCCCGGGGCGATCAGGCGACGCAGGCCCAGTGGGAGCACAAGCTGCTGCGCCAGCTGCAACGGGTGATCGGTCAGGCTGCAGGCAACACGCCCGGTCAGCCAGCATCGCGCCAGCAGAAACGCGCGGCAGTCACCGAGGCGATCATGGATATCAACGACACGGACTGGTGACCAGCATGAGCCGAGAACAGGACCGCATTATCACTGACCAGCAGCAGGCGCTGCGCAAGGCACACCAGGCGTTGAGCCTGCAGAAGCAGCAGATCCACGATATGGCCGCGATGTTTGCTGGCGCTCTGAGTGAATTTTGCATGCAGATCGAAAACGGCCGTCCGCAATGCGCTGCTGACCGCATGCGCCAGCTGCAGGCTCAAATCCAGAAGGAGATCCACATTGACAGCAATCACTGATGGCCTGATTACCGAGGCCGACCGGCTGGTGCTGGTGAACGCGATCATCGAGCGGGGCAATGCCTCGACCACTCACCAACTGGTTGCGCTGGCGCTGAAGCTGGGCGTTGCGCCCGAAACACTGGAAGCCGCGGCACAGTGGAATGATGACTGCGCTCTGGCTGAAACAGAGGTATCGGCAAGAATCAGGGGGTGCCTGAGTGAGTGCGGCTGAACAAGTGGTCAACGGGATTGATGTGGTGGCGCTGGTGAAGTACCTGCGCACGCTGGATACGCCGCACAGCCGGAAGCAGGCGTTTGCCTGGGAGACGAAACGCTTGTCGCCCATGAGTCGCCGCGAAGTCGAGAAGGCCATGCGTGAAGAATGGAAGAGGGCGGCTCAATGACCGGACTGGTGATCGGGATCGATCCCGACCTTGAGAAGAGCGGCGTGGGTGTGGCGTCTGATGGTCGGCTGGTTGATCTGCATTCTATGGACCTGTTCGACCTGTGCCTGCTCATCGATAAGCAGCATGCTCTGGGGGCGCGGTTTGTGCTTGAGGATGTGGAATCGATGAAACCGACATTTCCTCGACAGTTGAAGGCCGGCAACCGCCAGGCGCAGATCTCGAAGATCAGCCAGAACGTGGGGCAGGTGAAGGCGATCGCTCGGGTGGTGCGCAAGTATCTGGATCGGGTCGGGGCTGACTATGTGATGGTTAAGCCGTTGACCGGCGCTGATCGGTACATTGATGCAAGTGGCCGGCAGCGGCTGTTCTACTTCAAGACCACCGGCGGTTACAAGGGCGTCAAAGATGATGCCGACCTGTTCAACCAGGTAACCGGCTGGACAGGCAAGAGCAATGAGGACAAGCGCGATGCCGCTATGCTGGCGCTGTATGGATTGAGGAGAGCCCGTGCGTAAACCGAAACTGAAAAGCCGTCCGCTGAATATCGAGATGCCGACCGGCGAGCGTTGCAATACCTGTTTTGGCACCGGGGTGATCAGTGGCGCGGTGTCTGAGTACATTTGTGGTGAGTGCGGAGGGCTGGGGCTGGTGAGCACTGATCAGGACTACTTTGCGGACCTGAATGACGCGCTGGCCAGTAAGTGCGTGGCGCTGGCGCGTGAGAACCGCGCACTGCGTGAGAGTTTGAGGCCGAGCGACAAGGGCAGTATTGGCAGCAAGATCGACTGAGAGAAGGGCGGACTGATGGCGATCGACAAGGAAATGCGCAAACGGATCGACAACCTGCTGGCGGTGTACCTGAACCACCTGGAGCGCCACGAAGCAGGCTGGCACTCGGAAAACGATCTTCAGCGCCTTGCCGACTACAAGGGCGACCTGCCCCCGCCGTCCGGTTTTGATCGGTCGAATGCGGCCATGATTGCGGCGCTTGGCATGACTCGGCAGCAGCATGCACAGCTGGTCAAGATCGAGTACCTGCTGGGCAAGCCTGTCCGGTGTCAGGACTGCGGCAAGGGCAATGATGCGCGCTGCGCCAGCTGCTCGGGGCTGGGGGTGCGACTGGTGAAAGGGGTGGTGAAGAATGAGTATGCCATGGTGCTGCTGGCTGAGCGGTATTGGGTGCGGGATACCGCCAGCGTGGTCAGCGCCAGGCTTGGCTTGAGCGATCGCCAGTATGTGCAGCGCCTGATGCGCGCACGGGAGGCGCTGGCGCAGGAGATCGAGACGATTGATCGGATTCGACAGATGGTTTTGGAAGCGGAAGGACTGAGGGGTGTAAGTGCATGATTTTCAACTTTGATACAGATGAGCATGAAACAGCGGTGGCGGCTCTGGTGGTGTATGCCATCTACCGCAGCCGCGACAAGCGCCGGTTCAAGGTGAGCCCTGAAATGTGGGGCCAGATCGAGCGATTCACCAAGGCTTCGGCCAAGCGGGCGATCAACCTGCCGCGGTTCATGGATAGCATGATGCCGCGCATGCAATGCCCGTCAATCAACCCGAAATGGATGGAGGTCGGCATTAAAGGCGGGCTGCTGGCGCGTGAGAATTCAGCAGGTGGTACCGAGTTCATTGAGTTCAAGGCGGATGACAGCCGGGAGTTTATGACGCAGGTGCTGAACGGTGTGGATCACATGAGCGTGATCAACAAGCTCTACAAAGAAACTCAGTGGGTGGTGCTGTTGGTGCGTGAGCGCCTTGAGCGTGAAAAGCCGATTGAGTCATCTCTCATCATTGAAGAGGAATCCCTGTAATGAAGGGTCTGAAGCATTTTCGTATTTTCGGGCAGTTTACTACCCAGTCCCCGCTGTCCCATATCGGGGAAACCATCAGCACCACGACCTATCTGGTCGAGGAGCCCATTCTGCAGCCGTCTGGCGAGATCGAGCCGGTGTTCTGCTACAACGGCAATGCATGGCGTGGCCAGCTGCGCGATCTGGCGGCTCAGTACATGCTGGACAAGCTCGGTTGCACGGTGTCGTTGGAGGCGTTCCACCTGCTGTTCTCGGGTGGACGTATCGGCGGTGATCAGTCGGTGGATATCAACCAGGCTCGCCAAATGCGCCGGGTGGTGCCGATGATCGGCCTGTTCGGTGGTGGTGTGGGCAACCAGATCATGCCGGGCAAGCTACGCGTGAGCTCAAGTTATCCGGTCTGCCGAGAGGCGTTGCCGGTACTCCCGGATGATCTGCATGCATCAGCGCTGGCGGTGAGTTACCGGCAGCTGACGATGGAAAAGAGCTACACCCGCATGGATGACAGCAAGAATGACAAGCTGACCGACCAACTGATCAGCGCTGTGGATGCGCCCCTGCTGGAGGGCGGCAAGGGCAAGAAGAAGGAAGGTGAGGCCAGCACGCAGATGCGCATGACCAGCGAGCTGTTGATCCCGGGTGTGGTGCTGCACCACGAGATCGATTGCTTGGATGTGTCGCTGATCGAGCTGGGAGCGCTGGTGTCGGCCATGAATGCGTTTGCGGCCAGCCCGTACATCGGCGGTCAGTGCAACCGTGGTCACGGACGGGTGAAGTACACCAGCACGATTCTGGATATGGAAACCGGCGAAACGCACGACTTCATCAAGGTGGATGGCGGTCTGGCCAAGCTGTCACAGCCGGCGGCTGAGGCGAAAGAGGCCTATGACCAACACCTGCAGGAGCAGTACGACCAGTTCCTGGCGAAGTCTGAAACCGAAATCCGTGGGCTACTGGGAGCTGAGCAATGTGGATCTCTGTTTTGAGGAAGCCGGATGTGCCGCAGTATGCCTATCACCAGTTCCTGTGGCAGTACTTCCCGGATCTGGACAATACAGACGCGCCGCGCCCGTTTCTGTTCCGGGTATTGGGCGAGTCAATTCTAATGCTGAGCCGGTTAAAACCGGCCACTCAGCATGCAGTTGAAATCAAGGACCGGCTTGTACCCGGCACTGTTTACCAGTTCGATCTGCTGGCCAACCCGGCACGTGGTGGCACGATCACGCTGGAGGATGGCACCAAGAAGCGGGTTCCGCGCAAATCGTATAAAGGCAACCAGGAACGCAAAGACTGGCTGCGCCGTCGGTTTGAAGATGCTGGCGCTGATTTGACGCTGGTGCAGGTGTACGACCGCCCTCAGCGGCGTTTTCGCAAAGCAGATGGCCGTCAGATCGTGATTGATGATGTGATCTATCGCGGCACGCTGAAGGTGACGGATCGCTCGCTATTTGCTGACAAGCTTTTGCAGGGCTTTGGCGGTCGAGGTGCCTGGGGGTGTGGGTTGTTGGTATTGCCGGAGGTGATGAGTGGATTCGGCCATTGATTATTTCTCTGGCGAACTGTCATTCGTGGGTGCCGGACAGGTGTTTGCACGTCACCCAGGCGGTCTGTCGCCCTGGTATACCCGCCGGATTATGACTACCAAGGATCTGGCCGGCATATTGGGGCGCGATGAATCCACGCTGCGCCAGCAGGCAGGATGTGGGCAGTTGTCGGGTACGCGTGGACGGAACGGCTGGCGTTTTTCATGGCAGGATGTCAGCGATTATGTGGCGGACGGACTATGGAAACCACAGGAACACCGATTTTGGACGCCTGAGGAGCTGGATAAGCTGGCACGTGGTGAGCCTGTACCTGGTCGTTCGCCAATGGCCTGCCGGATCAAGCGCTCGAAAATCAGGAGAGAAGCATGCAAGCATTGAAAATTACGGCAGAGCTAATGACAGGCTTCGCCAGCTCGGACCCATGGAGCCCTGCTATCGATGGCATTTTGGCCTATCAGTTTATGCGCGAGAAACTGGGCGATGAAGAGTTTGCGATCCGTTCACACCGTATGGACTTGCAGGAGCCTGTCTCAGGATTGCCGCTAGGTGTTGAGCAACACGGTGACCAGTGGTGGTATCAGTGTTCATTCCCTGAGTACACCAGTGTAGCGGAGGTCACGCGGCACACGCACCGTCGCTTTGATGCGCGTCAGGCTGAAAAGTACTGGGGCACGCCCGGTAAGAGCGGCAAGGTGCTGGTGGCGGCAGGGCCCTACAAAAACGCTCGATTGAAACTGCGCCAGCATGTGACGCCTGCTGTTACCTGGTACTGCATTGGCGATCAGGCTGAAATCGAGCGGCTGCTGGCGCGGGTGACGCACGTCGGGGCGCGTGTTGGCGCTGGATATGGCCGCGTACGTAAGTGGACAGTAGAACCGGCAGAGTGTGAAACGCTGGCGCGATTCCGTAGGGGCTTGCCGGTCGAGTTCGCGCAGGCTCATCAGCTGGAGGGACAGGAGATGATCCACGGTATCCGCCCACCTGTTCGCCATCCTGATAACAAGACGCTGTGCGTGATGGTGGCGCATGGATAAGGCTCAGTCAGAGCGTGCCCGCTTGTACGCAAAGCTGCCGGTTTACCGCCGGCGGCTGGCACAGGCCATGGCAATTATCGAGGAGGGGCTGGAGCGATGCGATAGCCCCTATGTCGCCTGTTCATTCGGCAAGGATTCGGCCGTGGTGCTGCATATGGTGCGGCAGTTGGTGCCGGATGTGCAGGCACGGTTTATCAGCTGGCCGGAGACGGAGCTGCTGGGTGACTATGAGCGCGTGATGGGTGAATGGCGCGCACTGGGCGCTGATATTCGAGTGCTTAACCTGAGTCGCAAGACGCTGGATGAGAAGGTGGCCGACCGCTGGCTGCAGCTGCAGGCCGTTGAGCCGGCAGACGGGTATTTCTCGGGCATGCGGAAAGAAGAAAGTCGCGCAAGGCGGGTGATCCTGAATAGCCAGGGCGCTATCGCCTACATAAAGCAGAGTGGCACAGTGCGGATCTGTCCGATCGCTGACTGGAAAACGGAGGATGTGGCTGCATATGTCGTTGAACACGACCTGCCCACGCTGAAAGCCTATAAAGATCATGGATTTGAGACGCGAACTGCATCCAGAGTACCAAGAGCTGCATTCTCGATAAGGGAACAGGCGCTGGAGCAGCTGCGGCAGGATGATCCTGCTGCATATCGACAACTGGAACAAATGTACCCGGAGGTGGCGCAGTGGCGGTGAGTATTACGCAGTGGTTTTGGCATGAGTGCCTAGGGATGGATAAATGGCTGCCGCCGGAGCCGAAATCCAAGAAAAAAGACCGTTTTGGCCCTGATCCGGATTGCTGGCTATGTGGTGGGCCAACGCATGGCAAGGGATGGCCCCTCAAGGACGGGATACCGCCAACTTTCACTGATTTTAACCAGGCAAAAGCGCCATGGTCGCTAACGGCGTGTGGTGCCTGTGTGGCGATGTCGAGCAGTGCAGCCTATGGCCAGTATGCTGAGCGCGAGGGTAAGCCGCTGACATTCCCGGTCAAAGAGGGCAAGAAGCCTCGGGCGTTGAACTGGCTCTATTTCAGTCATGTGGTGTCACCGACCGAGTATCATCAGCCAGACCGCAAGCAGTGGCGCGATCTGCTACTGGAACCGCCTGAACCGCCATTCCTGATGGCAATGGCCGTAAACGGCAAAAAGCATGTGATATTCCGGGGCATGACGAACAACAGTCGTGATCAATACGTAGTGCAGGCTGATGAGGAGCGCATCCATGTTGACCGGGCTCAGTTTTCCGAGATGCTGGCGCAGTTCGAGGAGGCGTATAACGCAGGGTTCAGCAAAGACAGCCTGTTGACCGGCCAGTACAACCAGGCAGCGATTATGTCTGCCGGGTTGTCGGTGTGGCGTCGGGTCGAGGAGCAGATGAGCCTCTGGCGACAGCATCATCCGGGGCTGCTCCAGCTGGCGCATTTCGTAGGGCAAAAAAAAGATTCAGAAAACGTTTGACTCGGTATGACACCTGTCATACAATTAAAACGTGGTCAGGGATGACTGGCCACAAACCCTAACTCAGAGAGCCGAAGCGCATAAGCGGGTGAGGCAAAGGAGAAACACCATGTTCTACGTAATCGAAAACAAATACACCGGCCCGAACCAGGATCAGGACCAGTACGCTGATGTTGACACTGTCGTGATCAGCAGCGCTCCCGCGGTAACAAATTCCAGCAACGAAGAGCGCACTGAAGGCTGGTGCGGAACCACCAACGATTGGGCGGTTTACGCCCATGGCGAATTCGAAACCATCGAAGCTGCCCGTGCTGCTATCGCTGAGAAATTTGGTGATGTGCGTGACCGCGATGCCAATTGGGACGAGTTCGAGTCAATGGATGACGATGTGGTCGAGGTTTTCAAGCCTGGCAAGTATGAGCCGATGTGCAAAGAAGCGGTTGCAGACTGGTCATATGAAACCGCCAAGGAAGAGATCACCGCAGAGACTACCGATGAAGCGATCGCTGGCATGGTCGATGAGTATGAGCGCGAAGCGAACATGAATGGGAGCTCTTGCGCTGATCATATCGAAGATGTGCTGATCGAGTTCCGCGACAATCTGCGTGAAGAACTGGAAAACGAATAACAGTATCAGCCCGGCCATGCGCCGGGCTTTTTGGAGGTGTTATGAGTCAAGACAAGAAACTGCCAAGGAATCCGTCATTCACACCATGCCCCGGGCTGCGTGCCGATCTTGAAGATCATCGTGATGCTCTTGGCGTAACAGGTCGTCTGAATCAGGTGTGGGATCGGTACGAAGCCATGATCAAGCAGGAGTCACTACCGCTCACAGAAGAGGAAGAGTTCGTGCTCAAGCAGGCGATGATGGGCAGTTACGTTGAGCCGTTGCTGATCCGATACCTTGAGGCCGAGATTCAGGATTGTGATGCGTACCTGGCCGGGTCTGCTGCTGCGAAGAGCTTGGCTGAGAAGCTGGAGTCTGCGAGCTATGCGCAGAAACTGGCGACGATTGAGAAAGCTGGGTTTTAAGTAAATGCCTGCACCAGTTGACCTGACCGGCCGTGTATTTGGTGATCTGGAAGTGATCCGCAAGGTTGGCAGGGATGAAAGTATCAAGACTGTATCACACAGCTGGATATGGTTGTGTCACTGCCGTAAGTGCGGAAGGGATGAGGAAATAACCCAAGGATTGATTCCGTATACTCCAAATTTGGCCAAGAAGAGCAAGCTGGCACGGTACGCTTGCACGATTTGCATGCGCGGTCCTTGTGAGATATGCGGTGCAGAGATTGAAGATGGCACGTATGTTGGCGTCTGCTCAGAGTCGTGCTATCTGGAGCGTCGGCGGAAAAACTTTAGGAATTATCATTACCGTCAACTAGAAGAAGACCCTGATTACTGGAAAAAAACAGCAGCTCAGAAACTGGCAAAGCTTGATTGTGATCCCGAAAAAAAAGAGCGGTTTCTGCAGAAAGATAGAGAGAGAAATCGCAAGTACAGAGATCTAAATAGGGATGCAATCAATGCCCGCGCCCGGGAGAGCTACGCGAGAACGCGCGACGAAGTGATTGCAAGGCGCAAGAAAAGGCTAGCAGCCATGTCGGCAGAAGAGCGACTGATGTTGGAGATTAATCAGCGTCAATACGCCATTGAGTGGTGGAGTAAGAATGGCAAGCGTGTTCTAAAAGAGCGTAAAGATAGGCTGCGCAATATGTCAGCGGATGAGCGTGAGCGGTATGTTCGGCAGCGCCGTGAGTATAACAGAGAGCGCAGATTGATCAGGGACGCTGAAAAAGCCTTGTCTGATTTGATGTCAATAGGGGAGCAGCTTAATGAGCTTGGTAGAGAAAAGTAGTAACAGCCTGGCGGAGCTTGAGCGATCAGACCTTAAAAGCCTGGATACACATGAGCTAAAGCAGCTGCTGAGCGCTGCTGTATCGGTAACGGCGCAATACATCCAGTTCATAGCGCGGGTTTGGCATGAGTTGGAAAGCCGAGGGGAAGACCTGAGCGAGCTTAGAAGCGGCTTGATGCGTTACCTGCCACTGGTACATGATGGAAAGCTGGATGCCTCTGTTGTCATATCATTTGCTGGGCAACAGCTGCTTCTGCGTGAAGTCGCCCTAATGCCAGTCGAAGAGCAAAAGCGCCTGGCTGGGGGTGAAAAGATACCGCTGGTAACCCAGAATGCCGCTGGAGACTTCAGTACTGCATGGGTTGATGTGAAAACACTACACGCCAGGCACTACAGTCAGGTTTTTAACATGGGTGAGGTAAGGACCGAGCAAGAACAGATTGCTATACTGTCAAAGCCAGCCCAAAGAAAGCGAAGAAATCAGAAAGTTAGGCGTAAAAAAGTGCATTTCGAGAGCGATGTTTTTCGCTGCGGTCAAACTAAGATATTGGCGGAAGATTTACTTGATGCGCTATCTGGAATCAGCGGAAAGCCTGTGTCAGACATAAGAGACTTTCTTGGCATCAAGCCTAATCACGATGAAGAACTGTAAAAAAATACAGTAAATGCTTGCATCCATGAGCATACAGCACTAGAGTTTTAGTCATGCTGGCCGCAGTGGCCACACACGAATTCAAGGCCTCGCAATCGCGGGGCTTTTTCATTTCTAATCCACGCCAAGATCATCCACACCATGCAGAAGAAAACATGGCTTGCCATCGCATTGACAGCAGTGGCGGGCTTTGAGGGCCTGCGCACGACTGCTTACATCGATCCGGTTGGCATCCCGACTATTTGCTTTGGCCACACCGCTGGCGTCCAGATCGGTGATCAGAAGACCGTTTCTGAGTGCGAAGCTTTGCTGACTGATGAAGTGGTGGACTTTGGCCTGCAGGTCAGTAATCGCGCCAAGGTGCCCCTGTCGCATCCGGAGCAGGCTGCGTACACCAGCTTTGCCTACAACGTGGGTATCGGTGCTTTCGAGCAGAGCACACTGCTGCGCAAGCTGAATGCGGGTGATCGGGTCGGTGCATGCAATGAGCTGCCGCGGTGGGTATACGCCAAGGGCATCAAACTACCAGGGCTGGTGAAGCGCCGCGCAGCAGAGCGCGAGTTGTGTTTGTCAGGTCTGAGCAATGCGCACACATCAAGATAAGGAGCAACGCGTGAACCTCGACCAGCACACCGATATTGTGCAACGAGTGGCTGCAGGCCTTACATACACGGTATCGGGCGGGCTGATGGTTGGCGACGCCCTGCAGTGGCTCAACAACAATGCAGGGGCTGTTGGCGCAATCATGGCCATGCTGACCTTCGGCGTGAACTGGTACTACCAGCACAAGCGCAACAGGGAAAAGTGATGCAGGCCCGTCTGTTGATTATGCTCGCCGGGGTGGTGCTGGTATCTGGGCTGGCCTGGTCACTGATGACCATTGGCGAGCTTAAGGCAGAGGCCCGTCAATCAGAACAGGCCATCATCCACCTGAACCGGACCATCCGCGAGGAGCGCGCGCGATATGAACAGACCGACCGTATGCTGGCAGAAACAGCCCGCCAACGCGCCGATGCAGTTCGCAAGGCTGGCCAGCTGGCTGATCAACTGCGTGCTCTGGCTGGGGCAGATCCCTGTGTTGATACTCGCATTGGTCCTGATACTGCTGAGCGGGTGCGCCAATACCGAACCCACCCCTCAGTATCTGAGGGAGCCGGTTCCGCAAACGTGGACTGATACGTTTATACCACCCCTGCTTAACGGCACGTACGGCGATTACATGGCGCAGTGCGAGCTGATCATCCAGCAGTGCAACGCCGACCGGATCAGCGTCAGGCGCTGGTCTGATGAAGCAACCGAGGAGGTTGAAGAGTGATCTGGCCTATCTATCGAATGTATGAGGCGAGTGCCCGTGCCAATGCTCGCATCGCTCTCGCCTGGTTGAATCTCTATGCCAAGTAAACCGCCGAGGCCCTGCCGAGCACCGGCCTGTGGCCACAAGACCACAGCCAGCCATGGCTATTGTGATGAACATGCCCACCTGCACAAGCCGTGGGGAACACGTAAGGGATCGGGTCGAGGCGGTCGCCCATGGCGGCGTAAGCGTGATCAGGTGCTGCAGCGTGACAAAGGTCTATGTCAGCCCTGTATGCAGCAGGGCAGGATCAGCCCGGCCACACAGGTGGACCATATCATCCCGGTGGCAGAGGGCGGGACAGACGCGGACAGCAACCTTCAGGCGATCTGCAAGGCCTGCCATGACGTGAAGACGCAGGCTGAGGCCAAGCGAGCACAGCAGGGGTAGGGGGGTGTGAATCCCTACAGGAAAAGTGCTCGGACACCGCCGCCTCCATTACTTTTTTACAGCCGCGAAATATGAAAATCGATACCGGCGCGATTGGAGGGTGACATGGCAGGTACTTCTCGCAGTGGCCGCAAGCCCAAGCCGACCCAGCTGAAAGTGCTTCAGGGAAATGCTGGCAAGCGCAAGCTGAACGGTGTTGAGCCAACAGCCGAATCCCTCAGCGCTGTCCCGCCTGCACCTGAGTGGATGCACGAACGTGCGGTAGCCGTTTGGGATAACGCCGCGGCTTGGTTGGTCGGCGCCCAGATTCTGACCGATCAGGATCTGCACAACCTCGAAGCATTCTGTATGGCCTATGCACGCTGGCGCGATGCTCAGGACCACGTAACCACTCACGGCGCCGTGCTTGAAAACCCGAACACCGGTGCCCTTTACAAGAACCCGGCTCTCACCGTGATCAACGAAGCGAACCGTCAGATGGTCGTGTTTGGTTCAGCCCTTGGCCTGGATCCGGCAAGCCGCTCCCGACTGGCAGCGCCTAGCGGTGAAGAAGCGGGGAACCCATTCGCCGAACTGCTCGGCAAGAAGCGGGGCGGGAAGTGATGAGACTCAATGGCCAGTTATCCGAACGTCAATGCCGCGAACAAGTACGCGCGGGACATCGTGGCTGGCCGAATTGCCGCGTGCAAAGAGGTACGGCAGGCGTGTGAACGCCATCTCAATGACCTGAAGCTGTCGAAGAAGCGCAGCTACCCGTACAAGTTTGACAAGGACGAAGCGGAGAAAGCCTGCGTTTTCGTCCAGCTGCTGCCCCACACCAAGGGCGCATGGGCACGAGAACGCAAGCTGATCGAGCTGGAGCCCTGGCAGAAATTCATCTTCTGCTGCCTCTTCGGCTGGGTGAAGAAGAAAGATGGCCTGCGCCGTTTCTCTGAAGCCTACTGCGAGATCCCGCGAAAGAACGGAAAGTCCGTGATTGCCGCTGGCGTGGGTATCTACATGCTGTGCGCCGATGGCGAATACGGTGCCGAGGTCTACTGTGGCGCGACCACAGAGAAACAGGCATGGGAGGTGTTCCGCCCGGCCAAGCTCATGCTCGAAAAAACACCGGCGCTGAAAAACGCCGCCGGCATCGAGATCATGGCCAAAAACATCAGCATGCCCGCTGATGGCAGTCGGTTCGAGCCGCTGATCGGCAACCCCGGCGACGGTAGCTCCCCCAGCTGCGCGCTGGTTGATGAGTACCACGAACACGACAGTCCTGATCTCTACGAGACGATGATGACGGGGATGGGCTCGCGTGAGCAGGGCCTGATGTTCATCATCACGACAGCAGGCTTCAACCTCGCCGGCCCCTGCTACGACAAGCGCCGACAGGCCCAGCAGATGCTGGACGATGTGATGCCGAACGATGAACTGTTCGCCATCATCTACACCATCGATGCTGACGATGACTGGCAAGATCCGGCCACGCTGCGTAAGGCCAACCCGAACTACGGCGTCTCAGTCTCCGAGGAGTTCCTGCTCAAGCAGCAGCGCGACGCGATCCGCTACCCGAGCCGGACAAATGCCTTCCTGACCAAGCACTTAAACGTATGGGTATCGGCGCGCACCGCTTGGCTCAATATGGCCGACTGGCATGCATGTGGTCACCCTGAGCTCACACTGGATCAGTTCGTTGGTCGTGAGTGTTGGCTGGGTGTCGATTTGGCCAGTAAGACCGACATTGCCAGCATCGCGCTGCTGTTCAGAGACAAAGACGAAAACGGCCGCGATCGGTGGATTGTGTTCACCCGCAACTACCTGCCGGAAGGCGCCATCGAGCGTGCTGGGAACAATCGCGCCGCTTATGAGGCTTGGCAAAACGCCGGTTACCTGGTCGTCACCGATGGCGAAGAGATCGACTTCGACCAGATCCGCGAAGAGATCCGCGATCTGGCTGCCATGTTCCAGATTAACGAAATCGCCTACGACCCATGGCGTGCCACCCAGCTGGCCCACCAGCTGATGAAAGACGGCGCCGAGATCGTGGAATACCGCAACACCGTCCAGAACATGAGCCCACCCATGCGGGAAATGGAAGCGGCAATCACCGGCAAGCGCTTCATTCACTCCGATGATCCGGTACTCACCTGGATGGCCAGCAACGTCACGGCCAAGTCGGACGCCAAGGACAACATCTACCCGCGCAAAGAGCGCAACGAAAACAAGATCGACGGCATCATCGCCATCCTCATGGCGCTGGGTCGGGCCATGAACGCTGATCACGAAGCGCCAAAAGAATCCATCTACGACACAAGCGAGGTCGCATGTTGACAGCTCTCATTTTCATTCTTGGCCTGATCGGTGCTGGCCTGTGCGCTTTTGGGGCGTGGCTGGTGTACCAGCCGGCTGGCTTCATTGTGGCTGGGCTTCTGCTCATGATCACATCATTCATGTACGCCCGCGCTCAGGCATATGCCCAGTTCATCCGGACGCACACCGATAAGGCTGAAGACTGATGTTTTTCCCCGGACTCTTTGCCAGCACCCGCGCAGATGGAATCTCGGCCACACCGGCCCAGAACTTCACCCAGTGGGTAAGTTCTATGGGTGGACGCCAGACATCAGCGGGCACCATGGTCAACACCAAAACGGCTCTTGCGGTGAGTGCGGTGCGTGCCTGCGTCACACTGCTGGCCGAGTCGCTGGCGCAGCTGCCCTGTGAGCTTTACCGCCGTGATGAAAACGGTGGCCGCACCAGGGCAACCGACCACCCAGTGTATGACCTGATCCACTCAGCCCCCAACCGCAAAGACACGTCGTTCGAATACTACGAACAGGCGCAGGGCTGCCTGGGACTGGAGGGCAACCACTATGCGCTGATTGAGCGTGACGGCGCGGGCTACCCAATTGAACTGATCCCGGTACACCCGAAGAAGGTACAGGTGCTCAAGGGTGCCGATGGCATGCCGTACTACCACCTGACGGACCTGGGCGAAACGCTGCCCATGCACATGGTTCACCACATCAAGTACTTCAGCCTTGATGGCTATGTGGGTCTCTCCCCAATCGATACCAATGCAGACGCCATCGGGCTGGCACTGGCTACCGAGCAACATGCCGGGGCTGTTTTCCAGCGTGGTGCCACCATGTCAGGCGTCATCGAAAGACCTCAAGGCTCGACACCGATTGCAGATCAGGCCGCCATCGACCGCTTGCTGAGCAAGTTTGCCGAGCGCCACGCAGGCCTGCGGAACATGTTCTCAGTCGCGTTGCTGCAGGAAGGCATGACCTACCGGCAGCTGGCCATGGACAACGAAAAGGCCCAGCTGCTGGAGTCCCGCAACTTCGGCGTCAACGAAGTGTGCCGGCTGTACAAGATCCCGCCGCACATGATTCAGCAGCTCGACAAAGCCACGTTCAGCAACATCGAACATATGGGCCTGCAGTTCGTCATCTACACCTTGTTGGCCTGGGTGAAGCGACACGAAGCCGCCATGATGCGCGACTTGTTGCTGCCGGCTGAGCGCAAAAACCACTACATCGAATTCAACGTCAGCGGCCTGCTGCGCGGTGACCAGAAGTCCCGCTACGAAGCCTACGCCATAGG